GACCTTCATGCGTCCGTTCAATGTACCAGCAAAAGTATTACCAGTATCATCTACTTGAAGAGCTGTGCTCATAGCTGGTGTGTAGTCAAGCATACCAGAAGCAGCTAAAGCAGTAGCAACGTCAGAAGAACAAATAACAACGTTACCTTTTCCTCTACGTGTATCTTTAGCGATTTGGTTAGCTTCACGATCCAACTGAACAACTAGACCTTTGAATTTCTCAGCAGACCATCTACCATCAGCATCTGTTGACATATTGAAAATACCATCAACAACAACGTTAGTAGTAGTAGCACCAAGTTTAGCCTGAGCGTTAAGAGTCCTGATAACTTCTCTATTGATTTCAGCAAGGATTTCAGTAGAAAGAATGTTAGCAAGTTCTGTCTCAGCATCTAAGCCATGGATTGCTTTTAAGTCTTGAGCTAGTTCAAGGCTGTAGTCAGCTCTTAAAGCTCTTGATTGTGCAGTAACGGTTGCTTTCTCAATGGTGAAACCCATTTGAGCAATTGCAGTAGCACCTGATGAACCTAAAGCCTCAGCTTTAGCAGTTGCCATACCGCCAGCAGCAATAGCAGCAGAAATGTCAGAGTCAGCAATAGTACCGTCTCCGTCACCGTCTGAGATACCTTCTAGACCTGAAACATTATCAGAGTCATGAGTACCTGCAGAGTCACCAGAGAATCTGGTTTCTGCTTCGTTAAATAGAGCTTCTCTTGAACTTGTTGATCCACTCTGATATCTTGATTTCATTGCAAATATTAAGCCTGTAGGGCCAGTCATTGGCTGAACACCACAAACGTCATACGCAATAAGGTTAGGCATAGCGCGTCTTACCAAGCTGATAAGAACAGGATCCCAAGTATCAATAGAAGCTGTACTATTATTTGGTGCAGCTTCAGATAGGAAACCATATTCTTGAGCTCTTTGCTCGCGCAATGCTTTTTCTTGGTTCTCTAGAACCACGGCTGTAACAGCCTTACGATGATGATCTTTAATAGAACCAGCTGACTCTTCATTGAGTACTGGACTCCATTTTTCGATCAATTGATCATATGATTGCATTGTTTTCTCCTAATTTTAGGTTAAAAAATTATTACTTCTTAACTTTACGGATAGCATTGACATAAGCAGACATGACGTCAGAAACTTCTTCGGTAATACCTTCGCCGTTATCTTCAACGTCTTCTTCTAAGTCTTGTGCTTCCACGGTTTTCTTGTTGAAGTAAGATTCTTTGATTGTTTTTACTTTATTTGCAAAAGTAGCTTCATCTTCAAAGTCTACATCTTCAACTAAGCCTTTTAACTTCTCGACTTCTGTATCAGCTAAATCTTTAGCAGCTTCACGAATGACGGCTTCTCTCTGATAACCTTCGAGAAGTTTTGAAGTTTCGATGGCTTGCTCAGTTGCTTCGTTAAGTTTACTTTCTAACTCTCCAACTGTTTCAGCAAGTTCGTCGACTAGGTCAACTTTGGCTTCAGGAACTTCAATATAAGATTCAGTGAATAGATCTTTCAATTTATTCATGAAGTCTTCAGCGATTTCAGCACGTAGACCGTTCTGAATAGCTAATTGATTTTCCTTCATCCAATTTTCAACTACGTAATTTAAATAGCTATCAACCTTTTCAACTAGTTCGTCTTTAGTAGCTTGTACTTGTTCGTCTAGTTGTGATTGATACTGCTCTTCTAAACGGTCAATTTCTTGAGCCAATTTAGACTTAACCGCAGCTTCAAAAATTACAGCAGCTTTTCCTTTGAACTCATCGCTCAAAGTAGCTTCGGACTCGACTAGTGCATTAAGATCTTCAGAGAAATCTAATTCGACTTCTTCCATCTTAGTAGCACCGTCTGCAACTTTATGCATCGGTTCGGAATTTGATTTATCGCCTTTTCTTGCAGGTGCTTTCTTAGTGGCTTCGCCAGCTTTTTTAGCACTGCTTACTGAGGCTTCTTCAGAGTCCTTACCTTGTGCTGGTGTCAACTTAGTGTCACCTGAGCCCTTTGGTTCTTGAGCTTCACTCACGATTTCGTCGTTCTCAACTGAATCGTGGAGTTCTGTCTCTTGATTTTCTATATCGGACATTTT